TGTATATTGCAGTTATCCGGGCTTTCCGGTGCGCTGAACTGTCCCGGCAGACGACATACCGATCAGTGTACCTAACTTGTATGTAAGGACTCATCATGGGATTCGCTACTCACCTCGGCCCTTGGCTGCTTGGCACTGTTAAAAACACCACCGGCACCACTGTAGGCACTATTGAGAACCTCGGCGCTACCGTCGTTTCTCAGACCTTCAAGAAGAACTACACCGGGCAGGCTGCTTCCGCAACCACCGACACTATCTGTGTTCTTCCTGCTGGCGCTCAGATCGTTGACATCCTGATTGACACCACTGTCGCATTCACGGGCTCTACCGCCGCCAACGTGTCGATTGGTGATGGCACTACCGCCGCCTTGTATTGGGCCGCTACCGACGTGACCTCCGCTGGGCGTGCAGCCGTCAGCAATGCAGCCGCTAAATTGGGCGCATGGTGCGGTGCAGCATCCACGGACTCTCCCAACGGTGTTGGCATCGGTTCGACCGACGTGAAGATTGTGGCTACCATGACCCCTACGGTTGCAGCAGTGACCGCTGGTACTGTGCAGTACACCATCATGTACGTGGTCGCTAACTCCAACGGCGCGCAGTTCCCCTCTGCCAGCCAGCAGTAATTAGTCTCGGGGGCTTCGGCCCCCGTCTTACAGGAGATTGATTATGATGCAGACAGACGTTAAATCCGTGCGAACGGGTGGGGCGCAGACAAACCAAGCACTGATCGCAGGGCGCACACGCATTAAATCCGTCATCATTACGGGCGGCACAGGGGCGGGCGCTGCAAAGTTTTTAGATGCTTCGGGTGGTAATGTTTTGTTGGAGTTGGATACTTCATCAAACTCAAACATGACCAATGTGATTTTGCCGGGTGAAGGTATTTTGTTCCCAGATGGTGTTTGGTATACCGCAACCGCAGTGGTTCCAATCGCAGTTACAGTCTGCTATGGCTAAGAAAAAAGGCCCTGTTCTATCAGTTGGAAGAGGCGAGAAGCTGCCTGTCTCCAAGGGGGCTGGGTTGACGGCTAAAGGCCGTGCCAAGTACAACGCCGCTACAGGTAGTAACTTAAAAGCTCCACAGCCCGAAGGTGGCCCACGCAAGAAGTCATTCTGCGCCCGCATGAGTGGTATGCCGGGGCCAATGAAAGACGAAAAGGGCAAGCCCACCCGCAAGGCGGCTGCTTTGGCGAGATGGAAGTGCTAAATGGACAATCTAAACACAATTTGGTCTTTGGGTCTTACAATGGCTTTGACAGTCATTGGCTTCTTACTCAAAGAGAAGTTTGCTGAATTGACCCGGCTTAACCTGTTGCTCAACAAAACCCGCGAGGAAATTGCCCGTGATTACGTTACTCAATCAGAAATTCAGCGCATTACTGACCACATTGACCAACGCTTTAACAAGCTTGAAGCAAAAATTGACCAGCTTATTCAAGCGGGAAAATGACGCAACCTAGTTCCAACCATGCCCACAAGGCAAATTTTTAAGAGGTAATGATATGGCTACAAAGATGGACCCTAAGATGATGGCTATGATGGCGAAGAAAAAATCACCTGCAGCCCCCCGTGCTGCAGCGGCCCCCGCTGCCCCTATGGGCATGATGAAAAAAGGTGGTATGGCTAAGATGGCTACTGGCGGCTTGGCTGGCGGTCACAAGAGCGCTGACGGCATTACCAAAAAAGGTAAGACCAAGGCTATGCAAGTCAAGATGAACAAGGGCGGCATGGCCTGCTAAGGAGCTAATCATGGCTGATGGTGAAAAAAAACCCTCTAACTATGGCGAAGTAATGGATGAAAAAGTCCGTAAACTAGCTAACGAAGCATACAAAAAGGCTTCCAGAATTGGCCCAGATAAACCGGAACCAACAGCGTATACGACTCGTGATCGCAAAATATCGCAGATGCCTGACCCCCGTGAAAGTGTTCGGGAAAGAGGCTTTACTAATCGAATGGTAGCGGAGAAAAAAGCAGCCTTAGACCAAGGCTTAAAAGGTGCTAAGGGCTTAATGGGGCCGTTGGCTGTAGCGTCGATTCCAGGGTCCGGCCCATCGGCGGCATTAGCGATGCCTGAAGGTACGTTTAAAGGGCCTGTTGACGACATTATGTCTGCTGCAGATAAGTATCGTGGTGCTCGTAATGCGTTGCAGTCTGCGGATAGAGAGATGGAAGCACAAGATCGCCGGGAATCCCGTATGGCTAAAGGCGGTAAAGTCTCTGCTTCCAGCCGCGCGGACGGCATTGCAACCAAGGGTAAGACCCGTGGGAAGATGTGCTAAATGAGAGCTTCACGCGGCATGGGTGACATCAATCCTTCGAAGATGCCGAAGGCAAAGACGATCGTTCGTAAAGACAAACCGAACGATGTAGCTATGTATGCTAAAGGTGGGCAATTAAAAGAAGTGCCAGAAGATAATGCAGGCCTGTCAAAATTGCCTACAGAAGTGCGCAACAAGATGGGCTACATGAAAGAAGGCGGTGTGGCAAAGTCCACGGTCAACGCCGCAGGCAACTACACTAAACCTGGGCTACGTAAGCGCATCTTCAACGCCGTGAAGGCAGAGGCCACAGCAGGCACTGGCGCAGGACAGTGGTCGGCCCGTAAAGCACAGATGGTGGCACAGCGTTACAAAAAAGCAGGCGGGGGGTACAAGGATTGAAAGCACCGCAGCAGTCCCTAAAAAACTGGGGCGACCAGAAATGGCGCACCAAGTCGGGGAAGCCGTCGTCGAAGACAGGTGAGCGATACCTCCCTGAAGCTGCTATAAAGTCCTTGTCCTCCGCCGAGTACGCCGCAACCACCAAAGCAAAACGCGCCGGTAAAGCAGCAGGTAAACAGTTCGTGGCCCAACCCAAAACCATTGCAAAGAAGACAGCGGGATTTAGATAATGGCCTACACCAGCGGCACTACTACTTTTAACCTAGACCTCAATGACCTGATTGAGGAGGCTTATGAGCGGGCTGGTATTGAGGTACGTACGGGCTATGAGTTCCGTACAGCACGTAGGTCTTTGAATCTGATGACGATTGAGTGGGCCAACCGGGGCATCAACCTGTGGACTGTTCAAGAGGGCGCTATTGCCATGGTTACGGGTCAGGCTATCTACCCCTTACCAGCAGACACGATCGACCTGCTAGACCACGTTATTCGCCAGAACAACGGCACTGCGAGCACGCAGTCGGACATCAACATCAGCCGCATCTCTGAGTCTACCTATTCCACCATTCCGAACAAGCTGACCAACGGACGGCCTATTCAGGTGTGGATCAACCGCCAGACAGCGCAGACCAATGCTACGTCTGTGACCCTTAGCTCTACCATCACCAGTACAGATACAACCATAGCTCTCAGTGATACGTATGGGCTTACTACTACTGGATTTATCAAGATTGATTCGGAAACCATCGGGTATACCAACGTCAGTGGCAATAGCCTTATCAACTGCCTGCGTGGGCAGAACAGTACTACAGCAGCGGCACACACGGCTGCAACGGCTATCTACGTCCAGAACTTGCCTTGTATCAACGTCTGGCCTACCCCTGATGCTGGTGGTGACTACACCTTTGTGTACTGGCGGCTACGTCGGCTGCAGGACGCTGGGAATGGCGTGAACGTCGAAGACATCCCCTTTCGGTTTATTCCCTGCATGGTTGCGGGCTTGGCGTTCTACATCGCGGCTAAGCGACCTGATGCTGACCCTATGCGGGTAAGTTTCTTGAAAGATGAGTACGAGCAGCAGTGGCTACTAGCCGCCCAAGAAGACCGAGAGAAAGCCTCGGACCGGTTTGTTCCAAGAGTGCTCTTCTATTGAGGTGAAGCGTGGCTACTAAATACGCTTCTGGCAAGTACTCGATTGCAGAATGCGACCGATGCGGGCAACGATACAAACTTAGTGAGCTCAAGAAAGAGGTCATTAAGACAAAGCTTTTCCAGATTAAAGTCTGTCCTACTTGCTGGGACCCGGACCAACCTCAGCTATCATTAGGTTTGTACCCGGTCAATGACCCGCAAGCAGTGCGTGAGCCCCGTCCTGATGTGTCTTATGTGATGTCAGGAACGGATATAAATGGCTATCCTGCTGGAGGGTCTAGAGACATTCAGTGGGGTTGGGCTCCAATTGGTGGGGCCAGCAGTTTTGATACGGTTTTAACACCCAACTACTTGGTCGGAACCACGAGTGTTGGCACAGTTACAGTAACGGTTTCATAGGAGTTTATGATGGACAAGAAGACAGTCAAACGTATCGCTGATACTGAGGCCAGCAAAATGGTCAAGGGCCATGAGTCGCGCATGCATGCTAAAAAGATGAAGGCCGGTGGCCCTACGTCTGAAGACCGAATGCGTGATGGTCGCAACATGTCCCGCGCTAAAAACCAAGGGAGCAAGTAATGGCATACAGCATGAAAAAAGGCGGCAAGGAAGTTGGCCCCGCCAGCGTCTACGCACCTCCCCACACGATGGATGGCAAGGCTATGAAGGGTTCTCCAAGCGGCCCTAACCAGAGCAAGCTTGATACGCTTGATGTTGCCATTGGTGCGTACAGCAAGTCTGCTGGTGATGAGCCTACCAAGACAACTGGTATCAAGGTTCGCGGCACTGGCTGCGCTACCAAAGGCTTGATGGCTAGGGGCCCGATGGCATGAACTACTCTGAGCTTTCGGCGGCGATACAGACCTACACGGAAAACAACTTTCCGGCGATCACGCTCGCGGATGGGTCTACATCATCGTCCACTGCTCAGATTAACCGTTTCATCCAGCAGGCAGAGCAGCGCATCTACAACACAGTACAGTTCCCCTTTTTGCGTAAAAACGTAACGGGAACCGTTACACCCAACAATAAGTACTTGTCCTGCCCCGAGGACTTCCTGTCTTCGTACTCCTTGGCTATCTTTTCTGGTTCCGGCCCGTACACATTCCTACTCAACAAGGATGTGAACTTCATGCGCGAGGCATACCCTACGCCGACTGACACCGGAACACCTAAGTACTACGCCTTGTTTGGCCCAACAGTTACGGGTTCAACAATCACTAACGAGTTGTCGTTCATACTTGGCCCAACACCCGACGCAATTTACTCTGCTGAACTGCACTACTACTATTACCCTGAATCCATCACCACTGCGGTTACAACGTGGCTGGGGGACAACTTTGACACCGTGTTGCTGTATGGGTCGTTGATAGAGGCATACACCTTTATGAAGGGTGAGGCCGACATGATTGGGTTGTATGAGGGCAAGTACAAAGAAGCCCTTGCACTGGCTAAGCGTTTGGGTGATGGCTTAGAGCGCCAAGATGCGTACCGCAGCGGGCAATATAGGCAGGCGGTTACATGAGCATCATTCAGACGCAAACCACCAGCTTCAAAAAGGAGTTGTATCAGGCTGTTCACAACCTGTCCACGGATGTACTTAAAATCGCTCTGTATACCGGCAATGCTAGCTTAAACGAGGACACCACGGTATATACCACTCTCAATGAAGTTGTAGCGTCTGGCTATACAGCAGGCGGCAATACGCTGACTGGGGTGGCTATCAGTTCTTCGGGCTACACGGCCTATGTGAACTGGGCGAACACATCTTGGACAGCAGCTTTGACGGCCCGATGTGCTTTGATCTATAATGTTACCCAAGGTAATAAGTCGATTGCGGTAATTGACTTTGGGGCGGAAAAAACCTCGACTACGACCTTCACGATCACCATGCCCGCTAACACAGCAACCACTGCACTTATTAGGAGTTCAAATTGATTGTTAATACGACCAAAGGTGAGATGGACGATTCCTTGTTGGAACACCGTTCTGGCACCGTGGATGACGAAAACGAGTTGACTACGTGGGTAGAATATTGGCTGGATGGCGAGCTGGTCCACCGGTCTGCGCACGTAACCCTGAAGAAAGTGCCCAATTTCGCGGGCGCTGAAGCCGCTACTTTTTAAGGAAATATCATGGCAAACACTCAATCAATGTGCACCTCGTTCCTCGGCGAACTGATGCTTGGCCAACACCAACTTGGCACTTCCACCATTGTGTCTCGCGGTAGCTTGACCTCCCCCACCCCCGACACTCTTAAAGCGGCCCTGTACCTTGTTTCGGCAACCATCAATGCCGCTACCACGGCATACACAGCTACTGGCGAAGTAACCGGGACCAATTACACCGCTGGCGGGGTAGCGGTAACGGCAGCAACAGCCCCCACGTCTACAAACAGCTCGGCTACTGCGGGCGTAGGATTTTTTACGCCGTCGGCTTCGATTACGTACACAACCGTAACTTTGTCTACTGCGTTTGACACGGTGTTGTTGTACAACTCTACGCAGAACAACAAGGCTATTTCTGTGCATACGTTCGGCTCGCAGACAATTACTGCCGGTACGTTCACGCTAACAATGCCTTCTAACACGACGACCACCGCACTGCTGCGCTTGGCTACGACCTAAAGGTAGGTCATGGCTGGCTGGGGCACAGGCGCTTGGGGCCTAGGCACTTGGGGTAACGGCCAAACTATCCTCACCGGGAATAGCGCTTCCGGTGTTGTAGGTACGGTTGTTCAAGCTGAAACATTTGCTCTCTCGGGAGTTTCCGCTTCAGGTGCAGTTGGCACAGTCTCTAACGGCGCAAGAAGCATTGCCCTATCGGGGGTCTTTGCTTCCGGCGCTTTAGGCATTATTGCGGAACTTCACGATGAGGCCCTTACAGGGGTCTCGGCTTCCGGCGCAGTGGGGACAGTCTCTAGGGGGGCATCAAGTGTTGCCCTCTCGGGTGTTTCTGCTTCCGGTGCGGCAGGGAATGTCGTTGAAACCAGCGCAAAAGCCCTCACAGGAACCGCTGCTTCTGGGGCTGTAGGTAGTGTTGCTGAAGTCAACTCAAGGGTCCTTTCGGGAGTCCTTGCTTCTGGCGCAGTTGGCACGGAATCTACTAGCGCGCCCAATGTTGGAATTGCTGGAGATAATGCGATTGCCAGTGTTGGCACAGTCGTATTTAACAAGTTTTTTGCGCTTACGGGGGTATCTGCCGCTGGCGCAGTTAATTCGTTATCCATAAGCGCAGCGCTTACAGGGGTTTCCGCTTCAGGTGCAGTTGGCACAGCCTCTAGAGGGGCAACAAGCATCGCACTTACGGGGGTTTCCGCTTCTGGTCAAACCGGTGCGCTTTTCCGTGGCGCGGCTCTTTTGGGGAATGAAGCCTCCGGTGTTGTAGGTGTGGTTTCTAGAGGTGCGACAAGCATTGCTATCAGCGGTGTTTCTGCCTCCGGCGTTTTAGGCGGTATTGCTGAAGTCCACGATGAGGTACTCTCAGGAGTCTTTGCTTCTGGTGCGGTTGGAAGTGTTGCGGAAACCATTGCAGTCACGCTTAGCGGTGTTGTTGCTTCGGGCGCAGTTGGTACGGTTTCTAGAGGCGCAACAAGCATCGCACTTACGGGGGTTTCCGCTTCTGGTCAAACCGGTGCAGTTTTCCGTGGCGCAACCGCTACAGGAGTTTCCGCTTCTGGTACAGTTGGAAGTGTTGTTGAAACTATCGCAGTCACTCTCTCGGGGGTCTTTGCTTCTGGTGTGACAGGATCAGTTTTTCGCGGCGCAATCGCTACGGGGGTTGTAAGTTCTGGCGCAGTGGGAAGTGTTGTCGAAACCACCGCAGTCTCTCTTTTGGGGGTTTCTGCTTCAGGTGAAGTTGGCACGGTCTCTAGAGGTGCATCAAGCGTCGCTATTACTGGCGTATCTGCTTCCGGCACGATTGATACAGTTGCGGACGCCGAGTCGTATGATCTTGGGGGGGTCTCCGCTTCCGGTTCAGTTGGGACGGTAGGAACGGGGCCAAGAAGCTTTGCTCTGACAGGGAATTATGCAGCGGGCGATGTGGGGGTTGTTGTCGCCGTTTATTGGAAACTGATTGATGACATGCAAGATGCAAATTGGACGGAAATAGTAACTTGAGGTAAAACATGGCTACTTCGTATACATCACTTTTAGGCCTAGCCCTCCCTGTAACGGGCGAACTGTCTGGCACGTGGGGAACCACGGTTAACACTGAAATCACCGAGTTGCTGGACTCAGCCGTTGCGGGCACGACCACGCTTAGTTCTGATGCTGACGTAACCCTAACAACGACCACCGGAGCCGCTAACACCTCCCGGCAAATCATTCTGTTGTGGACAGCGGGCGGTACGGTAACTCGTAACATCACGGCCCCGGCCCAGTCCAAGGCGTACATCGTCATCAACAAAAGCTCTAGCACCCAAAGCATTGTGCTGCGCGGCGTCGGCCCCACCACGGGCGTTACCATTGTGGTAAACGAGAAAGCAGTCTGCGCTTGGAACGGTTCTGACTTTGTGAAAATTTCTTCCACCGTAATTACTAACCTGACTGGAACTCTACCGGTCGCCAACGGTGGTACAGGAGTGACTACAAGCACGGGTACGGGCAGTACGGTGCTGTCAACTTCGCCAACACTCGTCACTCCAATTTTGGGGACACCCCAAAGCGGCGTGGTGACTAACCTGACCGGCACTGCATCCATTAACATCAACGGCACAGTGGGCGCTACAACGGCCAGCACGGGCGCGTTCACTACGCTGTCTGCTACAGGCGTTGCTTCTTTTGCAGATGGCACAGCGGCGCTTCCATCAATTACCAATATAGGCGACACTAACACCGGTATCTCCTTCCCTGCCGCCGATACCATTGCTTTTTCTGAGGGCGGTGCGGAGGCTATGCGTATCGACTCCAGCGGTAACTTGCTGGTGGGGACTACATCAAGCTCGCTGAGCGGTCAAAGCGTAAACGGAATTATTGTTTCAAGAGCTGGCGGGGCATTGCTTGGATTAAATAACTCCAGCAACACCAATCAAGCATGGAATCATTGGATATATGATTCTGGTTTAGGTGCTGCTGGTACATATGCGATTGGTCAGATAATTAACGGAAGTACCGGTGGTGTAGCTGGTGGACCATTTACTCCAATATTTAATATGGCTGTTCCTTCTGCTGCTTCGAATAGTCCAAAAGTTACCATCGACGCCAGCGGCAACGTAGGCATCGGCACTACTACCCCCGTAGCTCAGTTAGGTGTTTATGGCACTGGTCAAACAACTGCTGCCATGTCCACTTCATCGGGATTGGGTGGAACTCTTTACGTTCGAGATAGCGGATCGGCTTCTGGAAATGGCGGGGTGGTTATGTTTGGCGCAAATCAAGGCGCATTTGCTGCCATAAAAGGTCTTATAACCGAGGGCGCAAACAATACACTTGGAGCATTAGCATTTTCAAACCGTAATGCTAGTACAGACGCTACTTTAACTGAGCGGATGCGTATTTCCCCCGCTGGCGGTTTCTCAGTAGGTACAACATCTGACCCCGGCGCTGGTGCAATATACGCAACAGGCAACATCACTGCGTTTTTCTCTGATGACCGCCTTAAGACCAAACTCGGCGGAATTCAAGATGCACTGGCAAAGGTTAAAACACTCAGCGGTTTCTACTACGAGCCTAACCAGACGGCTCAGGATTTAGGCTACAAGGCCATCCGTGAAGTCGGTGTGTCCGCCCAGCAAGTGCAGGCAGTAATGCCAGAGGTAGTAGTCCCTGCGCCTATCGACGACAAGTATTTGACGGTGCGCTATGAAAAGCTCATCCCCCTGCTTATCGAGGCAATCAAAGAGTTGGATGCAAAAGTTGAAAGCTTGACAAAGGCATAACATGGCGCTCAATTCCTCTGGCCCTATTAGCCTAGCGGGTACGACCGCAGGGGTTTCTATTCAGATTGAGAATGGCGGCAACGGCACAACGCAGATTAGTCTGAACGACGCGGCAGTCAGGACATTGGCTGGCGTACCAAGCGGCGCGATTACGATGCCGACCAACTTCTACGGGAAGTCAAACCGCGTAGCTATCGCTATCACAATCAGTTCAAACACGCAAAACTACGTACTGAATACGGCTAAAGCTGCCGGGTACTCGGCGGGTAAATCTGATGTAACGCTAACCATCAATGGCGGGGTGTATGTTGGCTCTACCAGCACGGGTGGTATTGGCCTTGATGTAGATACATCATGGAACCCTGCTGATACTGTGACCATCATCAACAACGGCTTTATCGTTGGGTGTGGTGGTGGTGGTGGGCGAGGCGGCGGCCCAAACCCAGGTTCTAATAATCTCCCCGGCGGAGGGGGTGGTGCAGCACTTCGCGCTCAAAGAGCAACACTTATTACCAATAATGGCACAGTCGGCGGTGGTGGTGGTGGTGGCGGTGGTGGTGGGTTCTACAAACCCGCTGGCAAAGACGCTGAAACTTATGGTGGTGGAGGTGGTGGTGGTGGCCAAGGGTTTAACGGCGGCTCGGGCGCTGCTGGTGGCGGGCCTGCTGAAGGCGCTGGCCAACCTGGCGGCAGTGGTAACGCCGGTAGTGTGTCGAGCGGGGGTAGTGGGGGCGGGGGCGGCGGCGGCTTTGGCGGTTCAGGCGGTTCAGGCGGAGGATACGGCGCTGGGGGCGCAGCAGGTGGCAGCACCGACAACCAAGGCGGCGCAGGCGGCGGTGGCGGAGGTAATGCTACAACTTCTGGTTCTAGCGCAAACATAACATGGACAGTAGCTGGAACACGTCTAGGTACGCTAGGGTAAATATGCAAACTACAAACATTAGCATCCTTGACGATCTCGTTAATATGGGGTTACGCACTAAAATTTTTGCGTACATTATGGCTAGTAAATTCCGTATTGGGTGGGCTGACGCTTCCCACGGACCAAAGTCTGCGTATAAATTTCTTCATTCCCCTTTTTCCAAAGAAGAACTTATGGCATCCGGGTTAGGAGACATAATTTTCTCAGCGCCAGAAATTGCCCCGTTCATAGAGGGTAAGGAAATGGTCAAGTGTGTGGTGAATCTAACACAGGCAGGAGATGTGCAATTTACTCACACACACCCAATAGGCGAGTTAGTTGTTTTGTACTATGCTAACTTAGATTGGCTTCCAGAGTGGTGGGGGGAGACCATGTTTTATAACGACAACGGTTCCGCCATAATTCATGCCGCTAGGTATACACCCGGACGGTTTGTTGTTTTTGACGGCACTATCCCCCATGCTATTCGCCCACAATCAACTATCGGGCCACAATACAGGTTTACAGTTACCACCATTTTTACTAGCGCAGTTGCAAAGGATGCACCGTGACTATTCCATACACATACAAAATATTAAGTATTAACGTACCAGCAAAATGTATGGTTGTTGAGTATTCCGCAGTGGGCCAACCCACGCTGCAAGTTGGAGTGCCTTTGCCCGCTACAGACAATGATACTGAGACCATTATAGAAATGTACGCGCCGATTGCACATTGGCCTGACGCCATGCCAGTGCAGCAAGACGTGGCTGTGGGGTCGGAAGGCATAAGCCTCAGCAAAGTTGATACCCCCCTTGCCTACTTGTGGGCGGAGGCTGCGCAAAGCATAGGCATGCAGCTTTCTAACGTGCCGTCTAAGTATGTACTCCCCTTGTCGGGCACAGGGTCGTTGGAAATATCTGCGCGAGAAGGGGTTAACTACCTCAGTACCGATGCGCTCAACACGGTGTCGGACCGGCAAGCCCTAGCTGCATTTGGCGTTGATGTGCTTCCAACAGTAACACCGCGTAACGCCGCTGAGCTTTTAGCTGTTGGCACGGAGGCCATATTCCTGAAGCCAACAAGCACAGCACTAAGAAAAAGTAAGAACGTACTTGCATACACAAAGTGGGACTCCCCCCAGCACTTGCTGGATGCCGTAGACGACACCTTCTGGGTAAAACAAGCAGACGTTGCAACGGCGCTTTCTGTACAACCCTTGGTTCCATCTCCGGTGACAGAGCTTTCAATTGGGGTTTCGGTTAACGAAGCGTCGAAAGCCTTTGCATACCTCCCCGCGCTGGAAGTGTCGGAGACCCCCAACGTATACAGCCTCTTCAAAACACTGGAGCATGTACCACAATACGTGCTGGATGACATACAAAAAGTCTGCACCGCGCTCAGCATAAAAGGCGGCGTACACGACGTTCAGTTCATCCAATACCACGACAGGTTCTACATGAACGACTGGAACGCCCGCCCCAGAGAAAGCCTGAGCATCGGGTTAGTTATGGAAAAGACAGTGCGTCAGTCCGCGCTGGCACACATGGTTGGCGCAGCAGTCCCAGAAGTGCCTCCTTTCTACGGAGAGCAGCGCGGGTATTGGGGTCAGAACATCCCTGCCAGCATGGCGGATGTAGCGCGGGAAATGGGCATGTTTGCTCGCGTTAACGGTGAGTTCCTTAGCCGGGTATATTGCGAGGGGCCTGACGTTGAAACTGTACATGCACAACTCAACCTTTTTGAAACCAAACTTTGAACCATGAAAAAGCTTGTAGCCGCCTTTTTTGTTTTTGCCAACACCTTCAGTTTTGCTGAACCCCTGACTGTTATCACTGCGACCGTTCCGGGGTCTTTAGCAGATACGGCCATTCGCTATTTGGCCCCTGCAATAGAAAAAGAACTTCAACGCAGTGTCGTTGTGATGAACATGCCCGGTGCGGACGGGCTTATTGCCATGCAGAAGTTTTCATCCCTCCCCGCTGACGGGAATACGCTGCTGGCCGGGGGTTCGTCCATTTCGTTTGCTACCGTTGCAGACCGCGACTACAAACCCCAAGACCATTTCAAACCGCTTATGGGGCTTGTGGAGTCTGACTTTCTTTTGGTTGTGTCCGGTAACTCTAAGGTTACCGACGTAAAAAGCCTGATTGCTGCGGGTAAACAAAAAGGGTTGATGGGCGGCAGTTCCAGCCTTGCGTCTACATTGAGCCTCACGGTGCTACAAGAACAGCTTGGTGTAGAAGTTACTGCGGTTGAGTACAAGCAGTACAACCAAATGGTAATTGACGTGGCAGACGGTAACCGCACAGACTTTGCAATTGTTAGCGCTGGAAATATGGCGGTGCGCGGCTTTGTATCTTCGGGTAAGTTGCGCCCCATTGCTGTTCTCGGCCCCCAACGAAGCAACTACTACAAAGACGTAAAAACGCTTGTTGAACAGGGGTACAAGTCGGTGGAAGCTTTTGGTTGGTCTGGGTTACATATTCACAACCGTGTACCAGACGGCATCAGAAACAAACTGTTTGCGGGTATTACCACAGCCATGAAGTCAGAGCACGGCTCCAACTTTGAAAAACAGCCGGGCGAACCGCGTTTAGTTTTTGCAACCGAAACGGAAATTGCTGCACTGCAAAAACGCGAAGCTGCTGTGTACAAAGCAAAAGCGTCGCAGATAGTACGGTAACTATGTAACAAAGGAGTCCCACAATGATCCCAATCATCGGTGCATTGCTAAGCACACTGGCTGAAAATGGTCTGACGCTGCTGTCCAGCGCAATCCAAGCCAAGGGCAAAGAGGTAGTCGAGAACACGTTGGGCATCAAGATACCTGACAACCCCACTCCCGAAGACGTTGCCACGCTTCGGCAGCTTCAGTATGAGCACGAAGAGCGCCTGATTGAGCTGGGCATCGAGAAGGCCAAGCTGGAGATGGCTGAACTGGAGCTGTACGCAAAAGCGGCACAGGCTGACGCCAACAACATCACAGACCGCTGGAAAGCGGATATGTCTAGCGACTCATGGCTGTCAAAGAACATCCGGCCCATGTCGCTGATTGCCATCTTCGTTATGTACTCCGTGTTTGCCATGATGAGCGCATACGGCTACAACGCCAACGAGAGCTACGTGACCTTGCTAGGGAATTGGGGCATGCTGATTATGGGTGCTTACTTTGGTGGGCGTACTATTGAGAAGCTGGCGGACATGCGGGGCAAAAAGTGAGCATCTTCATTCCCGTCCTCTACATCTGCATGAACGGACACTGTGAGTTCTTTCAGCAGCTTGCGCACTACACCGACAGGCAGCAGTGCATGGCGGTGGTGATGGGGAAAAAACAGGAATTTATCAAGATGGGCGCAACGGTAGACGCAACGTGCATTGACCTAGTTGTTCAAAAAAGGGGTTTGTATGAGTCTTAGTCGAGAACAAGCAGCTTTCCTACTGGATTTCTGCAAGCTGGTGCAGTACGCCACTGACCAAGGTTTTATGGTTACCGGCGGGGAACTTGCCCGTACGCCTGAACAGCAAGCCATTTACTTTAAGACGGGCCGGTCTAAGACCATGAACAGCATTCATCTGAAACGCTGCGCTGCTGACCTCAACTTCTTCCGTGATGGCAAAATCATCTGGGATAAAGCCACCATTGCGCCGTTGGGCGCATACTGGGAAAGCCTGCACCCCAAAAACCGCTGGGGCGGGAACTTTAAGAGCTTGGTAGACTGCCCACACTTTGAACGAAATGTGTAAGCCCTTGCCATGCCACTACAAAAAGTCGCCCTCAAGCCCGGTGTAAACAGGGAGAACACCCGCTACACCAACGAAGGGGGCTATTACGAGTCCGACAAGGTTCGGTTTCGCCAAGGCACGCCCGAAAAAATTGGTGGGTGGCAGCGCATTTCGGCTAACACCTTTCTTGGAATTTGCCGCTCATTATGGAACTGGGTGACCCTGACGGGCGCTAACCTACTAGGCGTTGGCACAAGCAAAAGGTTCTATATTGAAGCTACGGGTGTCTACTACGACATTACGCCAATTGCTACGACCGTTACGCTTGGCGCAGACCCCTTTGCTACCGTAGACACCACCACGGCAGTCACTGTGACTGACATTGGTTTTAGCCCCCAAGTAGGCGACTTTGTAATTTTTTCGGGTGTTGCCACATTCAATAATGTGACCATAAGTGGTGAATATGAAGTACAGACCGTACCAACTGGTACAACCTATACCATTACCTCGGCTACAACAGCTACAGGCACGGGTCCGGGCGGTGGTTCAGTGGCCTTTGCGTCTTACATTTTGCACCTTGGCCCTTCTACAAACGTGTTTTTTGGCGGGTGGGGTTCTAACTCTTGGAGTTTTAGTAATTGGGGCGGGGTTGATTACGCTAGTACGGCTGTCCTAGCTATTTGGTCGCAGTGGAACTTTGGGCAAGACTTAGTGTTTGGCCCTAAACAGGGCAGGTTGTACTATTGGAATGCCACTACAGCAGTGTCATTGGGAACCCCAACAACGGTGACCATTTCTAACGCTACTCCGGCAATAGTGACCCTGACAGCTAATACTACTACCCCACTTGTAAGCGGTATGGCGATCATGTTCCAGACAACTGGGGCCCTCCCTACCCCACTTGTGCCCTATACGGTGTACTACGTCACCCAAGTCACTCCTACCACGTACAAACTGTCTACTACCTATGCAAACTACATAGCAAGCCCGCCTGTGTTCATCAACACAGGCACCGCAGGGTCGGGAATCCACAGTTTTTCCGATCGCGGGATTGCAGTCGCAGACTTACCCGGCGCTTCCAGCGTGCCGCTCCAGCAGAGCATCATTTTGGTTTCCGATACTAGCCGGTTCACTATGTGCTTTGGCACTAACCCCTTCGGTAGCACAACTTACGACCCTATGACGGTGCGCTGGTCAGACCAAGAAAGCGTAGTTGAATGGGCCCCTGCAATTACCAATCAAGCAGGCGAAATTCGGTTTTCTCACGGCTCTTCTATTGTGGCAGCACTGCAAAGCCGTCAAGAGATTTTGGTGTTTACTGATTCTGCTGTGTATTCTATGCAGTACCTCGGCCCGCCGTATGTGTGGAGCAATCAACTCTTGTCGGACAACATCTCTATTGCCAGCATGAACGCCGCCGCTTATGCCAGCGGTGTAGCCTACTGGATGGGTCAGGACAAGTTCTACAAGTACGACGGACGGGTTCAGACCCTGCGTTGCGACCTGCGACAGTACATCTTCAGCGATATCAATCGCTCGCAGTTTGAGCAGATATTTTCTGGCACAAACGAAGGCTTCAATGAGGTTTGGTGGTTTTACTGCTCACAAGACAGTACGGCTGTTAATAGGTACGTCATCTACAACTACCTAGAAGATACTTGGTACTATGGTTCTATAGCTCGCTCTGCGTGGCTGGATACGGCGCTAAGAAACTATCCAGTAGCTGCCACCTACGTAAACAACCTCGTCTATCACGAAAATGGCGTTGATGACAACGCGACCGGGACGCCTGTTGCTATCGAAGCCTCCATTACCTCCGCGCAGTTTGATATTGGGGATGGGCACAACTTTGCGTTTGTGTACAGAATGCTACCCGACATAACATTCCGTGGGTCTACAGGTAACACGACCCCTGCGGTGACCATGTACCTACAGGGTCTAAACAACTCCGGTTCTGGCATTACGCAGACCGGCAACGCCAATGTGGTCAACTCAGGCTCTGCCCCGTCGGTCATCAATGTGGACGAATTCACAGGGCAGATTTACATCCGTATCCGTGGTCGCCAGATGCAGATGAAGATTACCTCCAACACGCTTGGTACGCAGTGGCAGATTGGCGCTCCCCGTATTGATATACGTCCTGACGGCAGAAGGTAAATATGGCACAAAAGAACGTAGTCGCTCCTTACTTACCCGGTGCTCCAATAGAGTACGACCACCGCGCTATGAACGAGATTTTTCGGGTTATTTCGCTATACTTCAAGCAGTTGGACAACGCTGGCCCTATATCCATCAGCACCCAGCGTAACGGAACGGCTGTTATTGCGGCATTGAGCGCCCCGCCTACGGGCGGTACATCGGTTCCTAGCCTGCCAACGCAGGCTGACTTGGCTAATTTGCGGGTTGGGGACATCTATTACGACACAAGCGCAAGTAATGTGCTGAAGGTCAAGACGTAAAGAGGTAAATTATGGCTTTTGGCTTCAACGATTTTGCAAAGTTTTTTGATCCTATATCCGACGTACTCGGTACGTCTGGTAAGCGGGGCGTGGGCCTACTTCAACAGGAACCAGAAGACCTGCGTACCGCAGCCATGATAGCTGCCTTGGTTGCATCTGGTGGTAGCGCTGCTGGACTTTTTGGCCCCGGAGCCGCTGCTGGAACTGCCGCCGCTGGAGTTCCTGCCACTCTTGTTACCCCCACCGCTACTGGCATTTTGGCAGCGGCCCCCGAAGCTGCGGCAGTAGTAGCTCCCGAAGTTGCGTCCTTAGGCGTGGAAGGAGCCACCAGACTTGCTGCGGAAGAGACTGCTCGAATTGCCGCAAAGGAAGCTGCACAGCAAAGTATTGTGCAAGCAAACCAACTACCCTCTAATTTGTTAAGTGATGTAGGCGCAGAGGGTATAAAAACTGCTTACCGTGGAGATAATTTTTTAGAAGCTCTTGGGGATAAAGGCCCATTAGAAAAAATTGCAGCCCCATATGGGCGCAATAAAGGCGTTATAGATTACTTTACTGGCGAAGCTGGGGCTCCAAATATAATGGAACCAGCAATTGACACGTTAGGTAATACAACTATAGATATTCCTACAAATTCAGCAGTTGACAATTATTTACAAAATAGAAGTTTTTTTAATGAGCCGCCGGTAGATATTGGCAGCCAAGACGTAGGTATTCGTGAAATGGCTGGTCGCATGAATCCTGCAACTGATTTTCAATCAGGGCTTAATTACACTAAACCGCCTGTACCTGGAGTAGGTAGCAATGTTAGTTATAACCTTACAGGAGGGGATACATTTAGAACCTACGGGGATACTGACCTTAGCGCATCTTTACCCAAGTCACAGGCTGGACTTAGCAATCCAACAGCAAATATAGGTAATCGCATTCCTACTATACAAGGGGATTACACGCAAACAGAAAGCGCGCTCGATAAAGGTATGCGCCTTGCTGAAAAGTATTTTGATAAAGCAGCAACATTTGCAAAAGATTACCCATATCCTGCTGCTGGACTAGCTTACTACACTGCGTACAAAACCGGCATGCTTGATCAGAAGCCGGTAGAGGCCCCTGCAGACGACTACAAGAACCCATACACCATGACTGGGTTCCGCCGGTCTTCGCCTGCCCCGGACGCCTACCGATACGCACCCCGTTATGCTGAAGGCGGTATTGCCAGCGTGCAAGGATACAAAAAGGGTGGACGGTCTAAGACTGAAGCTGCAATGGACTTTTATGATGCCATGAATCCTCGGCAAGAGTCCGCTCCTCTTAGCCATGGTAGCCCCGGCATCTACTACGACACAGACCCGGACACAAGGTATCTTGACCCGATGGAAGCCGCCATGGTGCGCATGTCTAAGCTCAACAGCCGTGCCAACGTGCAAGCCCCAACTATGACTCCTTCTCGGCGCATGGGTGAGTTGGACTTCGAGCCCGTTGCCGCTGCACAAGGTGGAATCATGGGCTACGCAGATGGCGGCGCGCCTCTTGAAGATGATATGTATATAAGATTAACTGGGCGTAATGACAGAGCGTCAGACCGTATGCCGGAGCCCGACGTACCATTCTCCCCTACAAGTGAGGGCGCTGCGGCAGTCAGTAAGTTCGGGCAAGGGCTGAAAGATTACCCTGCAATTGCCCCCGGAGGTATAGCAGCGCAAGTAGTAGGCTCAATAGCTTCAGCTTACGGCGACCATATGGCTAGGAATGTCAACCCTGACTACAGCAACGAAGGTAGACAGCAAATGCAAGCAGCGCAGTCGGCAGCGCAAGATGCCAGAATAGCATCATTTGACGCTGGTAGAACCCATGAAGGTGGAGGCGGGGGTCAAGGCCCAAGTGTAAGTAGCAGTAATTTTGGTGGCGGGTCTTTTGACCCCGGAGGAAGAGATTCAGATGGGACTCCTCTTGCAAAAGGAGGCGGCATCATGGGCTACAACCTTGGCGGCTATGCTGCTGGAGGAAACCCTAGGCTACTTCGTGGGCCCGGTGATGGCATGAGCGACAACATCCCTGCTACCATCAACAATCGTCAACCAGCACGCTTAGCTGACGGAGAGTACGTTATTACTGCGGATGTGGTGTCACATCTAGGCAATGGCTCAACCGAAGCGGGCGCAAAACAACTAGACGCAATGATGAAACGGATACGCAAAGGCCGGACAGGCACTTCCAAACAGGGGAAGCAAATCAACCCCCGTAAGTACCTGCCCGCATGATTGAAGTTTCGATGGTTCCTAGGGAGTTTATAGACACCTGCTGGGACAAAGTTGAGGCGTATTTAGAAAAAGCGGCTCAGCATACGCATGGGCGCTTTACAGTCGATGACATCTATAATTCCATAGTTGGTTATGACCATGACCTATGGGTGGCTTATGACGGTGTTGAGATAAAAGGCGCTGTAGTCACTAATTTTGCTGTGTACCCGCGCAGCAAGTACTTGACGATGCAGTTTTGTGGTGGTGTAGAACTAAAGAGTTGGAAAGACCCTATGCTGAGCTTGCTGAGACGTTACGCTAAAGACACGGGATGCGATGGCATCGAGTCCACGGCGCGCCGGGGCTGGGCTAAAGTCTTTCAAGATGACGGATACAAAGGCACTTGGGTTACTTTTCAACTGCCTCTCGAAGGAGTAAATCATGGGTAAAGGCGGCGGTGGACAACCCACGCAGACTAACAGTAATGTAACGAATACCAACGTACCTGAATACGCACGTCCGTATGTAGAGAACATGCTGGGGGCAACCCAACAGCAATTGTTCAAAATGGATGGGAACAACATAACT